CCATAGAGTAGTGTAGTCCTTAGGGTTCTTAGGTAGGGTTGGTAACCCCTTGGGACTACTGGTGGAGTCCTCAGGGAGTATTGGGGGGTCTCTTAATAATTAAGGGTACCCTATATATTGGAGGATTACTTATATACTCCCGAGGGACCCCCTCAGATCCCTGTAATCTTTTAAGTACCTTATAGGAACACTATAAGAATCCCTTGGGATCCTAGGAATCTTTTAAGTACCTTATAGGAACACTATAAGAATCCCTTGGGATCCTAGGAATCTTTTAAGTACCTTATAGGAACACTATAGATCAGAGATCTACTAATATACAAGCAGGAGTCTTGCAGTACACAGTTGATGTAGTAGAGGAGTACCCCGAGGAGATCCCATAGATCTCTCAGATACCTTACACGGTAGGGAGTACCCCTTAAGAGATACGAGGGGGTCTCTGAATAACTACATCAATACACTCTATATCTAATCTACACAGATATAGCTGGGACAGGACACCCCCTCAAGGGTACTAAGGGAATGATCTCGGAGGGTACTTAGGGATACTCTAAGGTTCTTAAGACTCCTATAAGATGATGGTGATGTATACCTCTATAGATATAAACCTTATGGAGTTCTTAAGGATACTATAGGTTCTTAGGTAGTACCCTTAGGGATACCCTAGTACTACCTTATATGTACTGAGGTACTGTTTCCCTTTTATATTTGTATTGCCCCACCTTAACCCATGTGTGGCGGCATGTAACCCCAGTCTTGGAGGACTACTCACCTTGTCAATAACTAACAGACAGAAGCTAGCCTTAGCAGTTGAATCACGGAAGCGTAAAGACCTCGCAAGATACGAGGGGTCCTTCCAAGACTTTGCTAAAGAGCAGATCAGAATATTACCAAAAGATGCATCTAAGGGTTTTATACCTTTGGAGTTCAACAAGGCCCAACAGATCGTTGATGATGCCATTGAGAAGCAACTTAGGGAAACCGGTAAGGTACGTGCTATTATACTTAAAGCAAGGCAGATGGGTCTCTCGACCTATGCCTGTGGCAGGGTATACTGGAAGTCATACCTTACACCATACAACAAGTCAGTGGTAATGGCACATGACTCTGCAACATCTGATGCATTGTTTGCTATGTCAAGAAACATCATTCAGAATATGAAGCCAGAGTTCAAACCAGTGCTTAAGAAGTCTAACTCTAAAGAGATAGGATTTGAACACAATGACTCAGGATACCGGCTCTACACCGCAGGATCCCCAGAAGCAGGCCGAGGGACCACCCCGACTATTGCTCATCTATCTGAAGTTGCTTTCTGGACTCATGATGCAAAGATTCTCGCAGGCTTATTCCAAGGTATATCCCAAGCTGACGGTACCGAAGTAATCTTAGAGTCAACTGCCAACGGTGTTGGTAATGAATTCCACAGATTATGGAAAGGTGCAGTAGCAGGTGAGAACGAATATGTACCTATCTTTGTACCTTGGTTCCTTATGCCAGAGTACCGAAGGTTTGTACTAGAGCCAGAGATCTTTGCTGACACAGTCACAGAGGAAGAAGCAGGCTTACAAAAGGCCCACGGCTTAGACTTAGAACAACTCTACTGGAGGCGTCTTAAGATAGCCGAAGGGGGTCTGGATAAGTTCCGTCAGGAATACCCATCAACAGCAAATGAAGCATTCATAGTCTCAGGTTCTAATGTGTTTGACACAGGGAAACTGGAAGATATGGTTGCGTTACCCTGCATGAAAAGACAACACTTCAGTCTTGAATCATGTATGTTTGAGGATCACCGAGAAGGTTTCTTGGAGATCTATAAGTACCCTAAGTTTGACAGTAACTTCATCATCGGAGCTGACTGTGCCTTAGGTGTTGGACAAGATTACTCAGCAGCAGTAGTCTTAAATGCAGACAGAGAGGTATGTGCTGTGTATCGTAATAACAAGATAGACCCCACTCAGTATGGTGACCTCTTGTTCTATTTAGGGCGATACTATAACAATGCTCTGGTTGCAGTAGAATCTAATTCCTTAGGTATAGCAACACTAAACCGATTAAAACAAATGGATTATGTGAACTTATACCATCAAACAAAAGTAGCTAATGTATCTAATGAGGAAGGTACACGTTTAGGTTGGAGGACAACCCAAGCTACTAAGCCGATGATCATAGGGCATCTTAAGAACGCTATAGAGAATGATGATATCTCTCTTGCGGCCCCCGTAATCATACAAGAGTGTATGACATACGTGGCTGATGCCAGTGGTAAAACAAACGCTATATCGGGTTGTAATGATGACACCGTAATAGCAACAGCTATATCCCTTGAGGTTCTCCGTACACACGGGGATAGACTTTCAGCGACTCGTGTATCCTTCAGGAACCAGTCGTTTCAGGTTGATAATACTCAATGGTTGTAATAGCTGAACTGTAGTAAGCCCGAGGGTCCCCTTCTTTTCCAAGGGGCCTTTGGGTTCTACTGCACCTTATTTAAAAGTTTCCCATAGTCCTCCACTATGTAAGATGTTTGTTATGGTTTCTTCACATCTCGGGAATGAGAAAGAAATGAAACCACCTAATTCTAATACAGATAGATAGAGTGTAGGTTGTTTAACCACACATACTTAAGAGGTATCATAGATGTCAAGTAATAATGAAGATGGATACAAAGTACCAGTATCCGATGAGGAGTTAACAACACTCCTCGACTACAAGCTGGCTCAGTCAAGCTCCAGCTTCCTAGATACCTCAGAGCTATCTGATGAACGCCAGAAGGCAACCTATGAGTACGCTATGATCCCTCAGGGTCATTTGAAGCCTCAGGGTGTATCACGTATTGTATCGTCTGATACAGTTGAAGCTATCGAAGGTTACACAGCAGTACTCTCTGAGCTACTGTTTGATAACAATAAACTAGCCAAGTTCAAAGCTTATGACCGTACGCCACTGGCCTACCATAAGGCCACAGCAGCATCAGAGCTGATCAACCATTGCTTGTTCTCAAAGAACCGTGGTTGGTCTGTGTTAAACACATGGCTTAAGTCAGCATTGATGTGGAAGTTGTCAGCAGTGACATGGTCTTACGTTGCTGAAGAAAAGGTATCCTTTGAAGAGTACGAGACAATTGACAGTACTGCTCTGGATATCCTCCTTGCAGACCCAGAGATTACCACAACAGGTGATATCTATTTAGATGAACAGACAGGTAACTACCTTGATGTACGTCTTAAGCGTACCAAAGTAACCAACAAAGTAATCGTATCCGCTGTACCCCCTGAGACCCTAAGAGTCAACAGAGGTGCCACAGGAGTACACGATGCATCCTTTGTAGGTTTTGAAGAAGAGATGACACGATCAGAGATCCGAGAGCAATGGCCTGACAAGGCTGGTGACATTGACTGGTCAACTGTTGAAGGATCCATAAGCTTCGGTAATAGTATTGATGCACTTGCACGTAAGAGAGCAATAGGTACTACATTGATCTTAGGTACTGCTGATGATAATCAGTTAGAAGCCACAGAGACTGCTGTTGTACTACGTTGCTGGACATACGTTGACCGTGACGGAGATGGTATTGCTGAGCTCAAGTATGTTGTCAGAGTTGGTGGCACAATCCTTTATGAGGATGATGCAGATCATATCCAAGTAGCAACCTTCACACCATTTGAAATCCCCTTCGAACTTGAAGGTTTATCTATGGCTGATATGGTAAGACCATCTACACTTGCAGGTACAGCTATCTTACGTGGCTTTGTTGAGAATACATACTTGACAAACTATGCACCTAAGATTGCAGACCCCAATGTAGTAGACTTCTCTGCATTACAAAACATGAAACCAAAGCAGATCATTGCATCTAACGGTAGCCCACAAGGTGCAGTTGCATCCTTACCGCCAGAGCAGATCTCCACAGGTACAGTACCCTTGCTCCAGTTCTTGCAAGGTCACAAAGAACAAGCCACTGGACTGTCTAAAGCAGCCCAAGGACTTAACGATGCCCTATATGTGTCTGGTAATTCAGAAGCTAAGGTGTCACAAGTGCAGTCAGCTGCACAGCTACGCATCCAGTTCATTGCTCGTAGATTCATGGAAACCGGTGGACGGGAACTCCTTGAAGGTATATACAAGACAATGCGTAAGGAAATGCGTGGTGGGACTGTAGGAAACTACACAGGCAATCAACGATATCTCGATGTGTCCATAGATGATCTACCCGGAATCGAGTACATGACTGTAGAAGCAGATGTTGGTGATGCCAGTAATCAGTCCACATTACAGAAGTTACAAATGATAGGTCAACAGATCCTGCCAGCCCTTCGGGACGCTGGTGCAGGTGCTGTTGTATCTCCAACTGCAGCTTCAACAATTGCAGTACAAGCGTTAGACGCTTTAGGTTTAGACCCTCTTGACTATCTTATTGATATCAACACAGAAGAGTTTAAGAAGAAAGCAGAAGAAGGTCAAAAGAGTGATCAGGAAGCTCAGGCGAAAGCCCAGCAGCTCGAAGAGTTGACACAACAGTTAGCCATAGATTTACAGAAAGCTAACATTGACTATACTAACGTGCAAGCCCAGAATTCCATTCAAGATAATCTTAAGCAACTTATGGTTGCCTTGGATAAGTCTGAACAAGAATGGACGAAGTTAGCCTTAGATGCTGGTAAAGAACAGCAGCCTATTCCATCGAAATCTAACATTGATGCACTGTACGCTAAAGCACAAGCACTTGTGACTAACGTCATGACTACTACTGCCGGATCCTCAGCTGCACCTGATCCATCTACCCAGCAGCCTAATCCTGAATCTATGGGAGGCCCTGCCGGAGTGTAAGGGGGTGATACTGTATCTGACTGCATGGGGTCTCAGTCTTCATAATAGACCCCAAACCTTTAATTAACAAAGAGACTAACACAGATGAAGAAGTATAAAGCTGGCATTGACAAGAAGGTCAAACCGCAACTTCAGACTGATGGATCTTATCGTCCGGGACCTTTCTCGGATGCAAAGACTGCATTGGCAAAGGCAACATTCTCTAAGAAAGAGCGTGATGAATTCTTTACCGAAGCGTATGGTGACATACTATCAGATCTATTTATGAAGTGGCTGAACACCGCTGCGCATTGCACCAAGGAAAGAGAATATCTCTACCATGTGGCTATGGGTTTAGGTTCTGTAAAAGAACGATTGATTCAAATAGAGACCTATGGTTTCAACCAAGAATATATTGATCAATCACATTTAGAAGATGAGGAACAAGATAATGATTCCAACTAATACACTAGAAGAACTCTATAAAGCTGAGTTAGACTTACAGCGATCTCAGGTATCCTTGATACGTGAAATGGGTCGTGGACACGAGAAGAGCCGATTACATGCTGGTACCCTACAAGCAATGTCATCTGCACTCTCCTTTGTACAGGATAAGATACTACTTCAAGAATCGAAAGTATCAGTACCTGCAGCAAAGACTAAGACTAGTAAATGAGGACTATAAGGGATAATAAATTATGAGCAAAGAAAACATTCCAGCATCTACCTCCAACGGAGATGACGCTGCTTTCAATGCTGGTCAACAATCACAGAGTTTTGATGACATTCCAGTACCGATGGGGCCTATGGCCAAACATCTAGGTATTGAGATTGATCTACCAGAAGACGATGTAGAACTTGACCCGGAAGATTCTGTAGATGAAGTACCCGCTGAAGACGATACAGAGGAAGACGATACACTAGATCAGGAAGAAGATGCTTTAGATGAAGACGAAGGTGACGAGGATGATGATGAATCTACCCCAGACACCGAGTTACTATCTGAAGAGGAGATTGATTGGGACTATAAAGTACCCGTTAATGTAGATGGTGTCATTGAACATAAGACACTTGAAGAACTCCGTAAAGGTTTTGCAACTGATCAAAGCTTGTCTAAAAAGGGAAACAAGATTAGTGAACAACGGAAAGAGTTTGAGGCTGAACAAAGTACCAAACTCGAAGAACTAACAGGTATGGCTTCACTACTGCAAGAACAACTCCAACAAGAGGAGAACACTCTGGCAGCTGAATACCATGACTTTGATGAGAAGATTAAGGAAGCCCGTAAAGAGGGTAACACTTATGAACTCTCAGAACTAAAAGATCAGCGTGAGACTGCTCAAGATGCCTACTGGACCGCCCGAAAGAAGCGTGAAGGTGTGGCTACTGCTGTACAGGAGAAACAAAAAGCACAGCTTGATCTCCGTCAACAGGAACTCTCGACTAAGTTTAACTCTGATATTGCAACGCTTGTACCATCATTCCAAGAAGATGCAGCAGCTATCCAAGCTTTTGCAGTAGAAGAAGGGATTCCCCAAGAACTCCTATCGACTATCGCAGATGCTAACGTTATCAAGTTTATTGATGACTATCGTAAGTTGAAGCACAAGGCTACTAAGGGAGCTGTTAAGCGAAAGGCAACGCCTAAAGCTAAGTCAGCCCCTATTAAGAAAGGCCCATCTCGGAATTCTCAGCAAGCAAAGGCAACTACTGCGGTTCGTAACAAAGTTCTTACCGGCACAGGTTCAGAAGAGGATCAACTATCATTCCTCAAGAACCTATCAAAGTTCAGCTAATCCTTAACTTTTTAATACTTTTATTTATAAGGAATATTTATCATGGCAGGACGTAACTTCCAAACAGCTGGCCCTAAAGCGGCAGCTGGCACATCAGGCGTAGGCGTATCAGAACGCGAAGACTTAGCTAATTTCATTAGCATGATCACTCGTGACGAGACTCCTTTTTATTCATCTATCGGCAAGACTAAGTCTAAAGGTATCCTTCACGAATGGACTACTGACGAGCTAGCAGCACCGGGTTCTAACCAAGTTGCTGAAGGTTCTTCTTATGCTACTACTCACGCAGCACAGTCTGCTGAGCCTGTACGTACACGTTTAGGTAACTACACTCAGATCAACTCTAAGACTGTTGAAGTATCTGGTTCTAAGCGCGCAGTTGATCAAGCTGGCGTTGCAGACGAGTACGCATACCAGTTGAAGAAGCGTGGCACTGAGCTACGCCGTGATGTTGAGCATGACTTGGTACACAGCTGGAACTCTTCAAACGGTTCAGGCACTCGTACTATGGGTGGCTATCAGGCATTCACTAACGTTAACATCGTTAACGCTGGCGCTTCTGCAGCTTATACTGCTCCGGGCACTACTGGCGTAGGTACTACTGGTACTATCGTACGTGGTACTGCTGATGCTAACTTGCTTGCTCTTGAGTTGAGCAACGTTGATGATGCAATGCAGACTATTTATCAGGAAGGTGGCAAGGCTACTGTAATGATGACTTCACCTGCGAACAAGCGTAAGTTCTCTGCGAAAGCACAGGCAGCTGGTTCTAACGTATCTCGTAACATCGATGACAGCGGTAAGCTTCGTCAATCAGTTGAACTTTATGATAGTGACTTCGGTACTATCAAGATCGTTCCTAACTACGTTATGGGCTTGACCTATAACACTGGCGCTACTGCTGCTACTAACGCTGCAGATTTCTCTGCACTAGTATATGATCCACAGTGGTACAACATCGCTACTCTTCGTGCTCTACATGAGACTGAAGTTGGCCAAGCTGGTGACAGCACTATTGGTCAGATCGTAGAAGAATGTTCATTAGAAGTTCGCAACCCAACCGGTTGTGGCTTGATCGTTGGTTTAGCTGGTTAAACACTAAGCTACACAAAGGGGTCCTCCAAAGGGACCCCTTATTTTTCATAGGGGGACACCATCTTATGAGCTTCAAGTCTCAGACAGATAACAAACATAGCTTTAACGTTGTAACCGATCAGAGTAACTTTATCTTATCGCAGGACGTTAACGCATACCGTGACTACGCAAAGGAATCAAGAGACATCTACGATGCATCTGGTGCAGCGAGTCACTACCGATCATTTGCAGTGATACCAGATATCGTTGCAATCGATATATTAACAAAGTACAAGATTGACATTAATGCCCAAGACTTTATGGGTGATAAGCAGTTAGTCGCTAAACTTAAGAAGATTATAATCTCAGAGTACCCAGATCTGCTTACGCATGGTCAGACTCGGAGACAATAGAGGATATAAAATATGTCTACCCCACTTTATGATGCATTAGTCGCAAAGGTTCGTGACTGGGCTAACCGGGACTCCACAGTCCTTTCAGATTCTATCGTCAATGACGCACTAGATTACGCTGCAGATACATGTTACCGAGAGCTCCGCATCCCACCATTGGAGTATACATATCGATACCCTACTATAACAACTGCAGGTGACAGCTCAGTGCAACTACCGCCAGACGTTACAGAGTTCATTATGTTCAGTAGGACAGATGTTAATGGCAGTACCCTTGTTTTCGATCAGAAGCTTGACCTTCAGTCATTCACAGACATGCACACCTCAAAGGGTCATGGGTCTTTCACTCGTAAGGGTCAGAATATCCACTTCTACCCAGCATCCGCAGTTGGTGAGGTCTACGAGATCCACTACTACCGTAGGTTGTTTGACTTAGATGCAGCTTACGTTGTTAACCAGAACAACATTGACGTAGGTAATACTACTGTATCCTCTGTTGGACTTACAGGTGCATTCGAGTACCCAGTAGGTTCAGGTGCTTACTACACTGGAAATGAGGTGTACAACTGGCTACGGGATGATAATGAACGTATGCTACTTTGGGGTGCACTCCACTACGCCTTTGACTACATGGGTGATGAGGCAAGCTCTGCCAAGTATCTGGACAAACAGATGAGTGCTATTGGTGAGTTGAATCGCGAAGAGAAGCGGCGCAGGGTGACAGGTGCATCTAACTCAGTTACGTACGAAGTGTCTGGGTTACTTTAAGGAGATCTGATATATGGCTATTAACTACGCACCAAGTGAATCCGCAGTGCAGGATCCAGCAACAGAGATTGCATTTCAGAACGGGGTACTACAACTGGGTTTAGTGGATAAGCCGTCAGAGGGTGGTTCATTTCAGAATGACACAGTTGGCTCTTATAACTCAGCATTAACAGCAGCTAACATGGCTATACTTGCTAAGGTTGCATCGGAGCTATCAGCATCTAATTCAGATGTAAGCGCATCAGCCTCTGGGTTGAGTAGCCTTGAGAGTCACTTAAGTGCCAGCGAGAGTGAAGTCAGTAACACTGAAGCAGCCATAAGCGCTGGACTGTCTGAAGCTAGTAAGCTTGCAGCCGAAGTAAGTGCATCTGAAGCAGCAGATTCAGCAGCTTTAATAACTGGATTAACAACCACCACAACAACTGTTGCCTCAGGTGGCCCCGCAACATCCTCATATGACCCAGTAACTGGGGTATTAGGTTTAGGTATACCAATGGGCCCACAGGGTTCTCAGGGTATTCAAGGTATTCAAGGTATAATCGGAGTGCAAGGGGTGCGAGGTTTTACAGGAGATGACGGAGATGATGGAATCGTAGACACTTATGATCCCGGTGACCTAGCCGCTTTATTTGAATCATCATAAACTATTAACCTTAATTAACTAAAGGAATCATCATTATGTCATTACAGACTAGACTAAATACACTAGTCACTTCAATCAAGGCAGAGACTAAGTCTCTACGCGTTATGATTAGTGGCACTAATACGGGAGACACTACAGATCTCACAACAACTGCAACTAACCTTGTAGCCGCACTTAATGAAGTAAAAGCCATTGCAGACGCAGCAGGAGCAAGCCACCTTGTAATCAATGACTTAGCAACAAACCTGACACAGGTATGGTCTTCTACTAAAGTTGATTCTGAGATCACTGCTTCTTTGAACTCCATCTTAGCAGGTGCTCCAGCAGCATTGGATACATTGAATGAATTAGCTGCTGCCATTGGGGATGATGCAACTTATGCAGCGTCAATCACCGCAGCTCTTGCAACTAAGGCTAATATGTCTAGTACCTACACCCAAGCACAGCTGGGTGACCCTGAGACAGACTTAGCGGCAATATGGACAGCGGCGTAACCTATGTCTTTACAAACACGACTAAGTGCGTTAATCACAGGCATTAAAGGTGAGTTTACAACACTTGCTAATCGAGTGACTGTGGTTGAAGGGGCGGCTGCTTCGTACTCAGGGGCGGCCTCCTTAGATTTTGGTACAGGGTCTAATTATGCAAGTACAATCATCTCTAATAGTGACGTACTCAGTTCCCATCAGTTAACGGTAGAGCTTAGTATAGTCCCTACGGCAGATCACCCATTAGAGGATTTACTATATGACCCAATTAGAGTAACATCTCATAGTATCGTTGATGGGGTAGGGTTTACAGTGCTTGGGCATATGGACAACTCCGCTGCCCACGGTACATATAATATTAACTGGTACGCAAGGTAGATAAAAATGGCAGTAGAAATAAAGAGTGGTAACAGCACAGACGTACAGACTGTTGACCCAACAAGTAAAGCGGCACGAGTAACTTTATATAACCCAGATGGGACGGTTGTTGATACAACTATTCCCGTGGCGATTACCATAAATCCCGTAACTGTTGTTGATAACGACATTCTAGCTTCTTTTGATGCTAGTGCTTATAAGTTCATTTCAATACAATTGACGGGCACATGGGTAGGTACAGTTAAGTTCCAAGGCTCGAACGATAACGGCACTTTTGAAGATGTTGTTGTGCAAAACACAGGTTCAGTTTTAGAGCCATACGTTATTTCAATGGACGCTATCGGCGGCGTTAAAATCCCAGTCCTGTTCAAATTCATGCGCATACGTGTTACGGCTTACACATCGGGCACAGTGATAGGTACAGCATTCGGATTAAAAGAAGACGCTAACACAGGCCAAATATCTTCTGTTGGTACTGTCAATATTTCGGCAGGTCAGACGCTGGCTACAGTAACCAATTTAGAAAAGCTGGGTGGCGTAGCGGTATCTATGGGCGCTGGTGTTGTAGATGCAGGTACTCAACGCGTAGTCCTTCCAGACAACCCCACACTCTATACAGACTTCTATCAGACTGGAGTCTCTGGTGGTGTAAACGGTAACTCTCGTATGATTCAGACCGGAGCTTGTATTTTAAAGGCAGCGGTCTTTACGAGCTACGCAGCTACACCGAGACACATCAAGCTATATGATACTGCTACAACCCCTGTTGCTGGCGTAGGCGTCCCAACATTAGTCTTAACACGAGCAGCGTCAGGCAATAATTCATACCCATTGCCAGAGGGAGGCTTCCCGTTTGCTAACGGTATTGGTATGACATTTGTCCAAGGGGCGGCTAATACAGACGCAACAGGCACAGCAACTGTTGATGGTAGTTTAACCTGTATCTTCACTTAAGTAAGCATATCGATATATGACAGCTGAACTGATGACACTAAACAGTACCACTAGCGTATTTAGTGGCACACACGACATGCCTATTTAAGGAGACACTCTCAATGGCTATTAATTACATAACACAAGAAACAGGGGCTACCGAGATACCCTTCTCAAATGGGACTGAACAGGTGGGTCTTGTCAATAAGCCATCCGAGGGTGGTTCCTTTCAGAACGATTCAGTGGGCAGTTATGCGTCAGCTACTACCTCAGCCAACTTATCACAGCTAAGCCAAGAAGCAGCACTTGCCTCTGCACAAGCTGCAGCACTTAGTGCAGCTGATGCTGAAGCATCTAGAGACCTTACATTGCTTTCAGCCGCTGGGGTTGGATCAGTGGTGATTGCTTCGAATGCTAACGCCAATAGAGCAGAGGGTGCTCAGGCAGTGGCAGCAGCTTCCGCAGCCTCAGTTGCAGCTGACTTAGTTGAGACTACGCAGGATACTCTGGATACAGCAGCTGATAGAGCTCAGACTAACTTAGATATGATTGCAACTGCTGCAGATAGAGTTCAGACAGGTTTAGATCGTGCTGCTATAGGTACGGATGCCTCCACAGCAACAACTAAAGCAAATGAAGCAAGTGCCTCTGCATCTGCTGCTAGTGCATCAGCTTCTGCCGCATTGGCTTCTGAGAATAATACGGCAGATAAGTTACCGCTGTCTGGTGGGAGTTTAACAGGTCCGGTTACAACCACCTCTACCATTGATGGTCGTGATGTTGCTACAGATGGTACTAAACTGGACGGTGTGGCAATAGGGGCAAATAACTATACGTTACCCGCTGGGATAGCCACTGAGACCTATGTTGGTACTCAGATAAGCAACCTAGTTGACGCATCTCCAGCAACACTTAATACACTAAATGAACTAGCAGCAGCCTTAGGTGATGATGCTAACTTCTCTACTACAATGACTAACACCCTTGCGGGTAAGGTCGATGATAGTCAGGTGTTAACAAATGTACCTGCAGGTGCAGTGTTTACTGATACTAATACCACATACACAGTGGGTGATGGTGGTTTAACTCAAGTTAACTTCACCACAGCAGATAATACTAAGCTAGATGGTATTGAAGTAGGTGCTACAGCAGACCAAACTGCTGCTCAGTTACTTGTTGCTATTAAGACTGTTGATGGAGCAAGTAGTGGTTTAGATGCTGACTTGCTAGATGGTAATCATGCTTCTGCTTTCCTAACACCTACAGGTGATGGTTCTCAATTATCAGGTCTACCTGCTACTGGGGCAACTACAGCACAAGCAAATGAGATAACAGCTAACACGGCTAAAGTTGGAATAACTACAGCACAAGCAAATGCAATTACAGCTAACACAGCCAAAGTAACTAACTCTACCTCTGCCTCAGACCTAACATCTGGCACATTAGCAGACGCTAGATTCCCAGCCACACTACCAGCAATCAGCGGTGCTAACTTAACCAACCTACCGATCACACCAGCAGGAACAGCAGACTTTGTTGCCTCTGGAACATTGCCTAACGGTAGCCCTGTGGTATTGAAGTCTGACGGTACAGTTGAAGCTGCTGCTCCGACTGCATCACTTGTAGCTGAAAGTATACCTGCTGGGAGTGCCGATGCGTTTGGTGTATCCGGTAATACTGGTCACGTCACATCCGCTTTTGACTATAATACTGCAAACGTGTTTGTTGTAGCATATAAGGTAGGTTCTCTTGTTTATGTTGTAGTAGGAACAGTTTCAGGGACTTCTGTTACTTTCGGAACTCCTGTTGTACTTAATGGGGGGGCTAACGCAGACTTCCCTAGGATAGCCTTTGACCCTAATACAGCAGGTAAATTTGTTTTAACTTACCTAGATAAAACAACCTCCACTCCAAATGGTACTACTATAGTTGGTACAGTTTCAGGAACTTCAATAACTTTTGGAACTACTACTGCACTTAATGTATATTGCAGTCTTGCAGTTGGACTATCCTTCGACCCTAATACAACGGGGGGGATTGCATTTGTTTATCAGGATGGATCTAATGCAAGCTATGGTAAGGTAAAAACAGCTACTATTTCAGGCACTACAATAACTTTTGTAACTACTGCTACATTTAATGCAAGCTCTACTTACGAACCTCTCATAGAATTTGACCCCACTACAGCAGGTAAGTTTGTAGTAACCTATAAGGATCAAAATAACTCGCAATTTGGTACAGCAAGAGTGGGGGCACTTTCAGGGACTTCTGTTAGCTTTGGAACTGCGGTTGTATTTAATTCAGGAACTACTAACTACATGTCTTCAGCCTTCGCCCCTAATATGGCAGGCAAGTTTGTAGTTGCTTATCAGGACACTAGTAACTCAAACTATGGTGCTTTAGTAGTAGGTACAGTTTCAGGAACTAGTATTAGCTTTGGGGCTGAAGTCATCTTTGCTTCAAGCTATGTTTACTCAGGGAGTATATCTTTTGATCCTACTCAAGTAGGTAAGTTTGTTATAGGTTATGTGGATATTGGGAACAGTCAGGATGGTAAAATTGTAGTAGGGACACTTTCTGGTAATACAGCTAGCTTTACAGGCCCATCTGTATATGATACATACACTAATAGTGCATCTGTATCCTTTGATTCTAATAATTCTGGTAAGTTTATTATGGCTTACAGGGACGCATCAAGTGGCGGCAGAACCAAAGTAGGCCAGCTAGCTGCAACAGTGTACGGCCCAACAAACCTAACAGCAACCAACTTCCTAGGCACTTCAACAGCCGCCTACACTGACACCCAAACAGCAACCATAATGCTTCAAGGTGGAATCTCAACTAACCAAACAGGACTAACAATAGGCTCAACCTACTACGTCCAACAAGATGGAACACTATCCACAACAGAATCATCACCGAGCGTAATCGCAGGTAAAGCCTTATCTACTACTGATCTATTCTTAGCTAACTGGTCTGATGTATACACAAATCCTAATCTACTAGTGAAGACAGCCGACCTCACTGTATATGCAGGGGACAGCATTGTGGTAGGTGCAGGTGGCATAACCATAACATTACCTAGTTCACCATCTATAGGAGATAATGTGATAATTAAAGATGGCACAGGTGCAGTATCTACAACCCCATTCACAGTGGCAGGAAATGGTTCTAACATTGTATCTTCCGCTTCTTCACTAACCTTTAACTCAGATTGGGCAGAAGTACGATTCGTATTCATTAATGCCACAATAGGATGGAGCGTATAACATGTCAAATTTAAAAGATATACTAAACCCCACAGTAGCAACAGGATCAGCAGACTTCATTGCTAGTGGCACATTACCTAACGGTGCTCCTGTAGTATTGAAGTCTGACGGTACAGTTGAAGCTGCTGCTCTGGTTACAGCAGCAATAGCTGAAAGTATACCTGCTGGTGCTGAAGCGGTATTTCATACAGGTGAAGTACAGTTCACATCAACAGTATTCGACCCTAACAATGCAAATAAGTTTGTCACGGCTTATCAGGATTATGGTAATTTAGGTTACGGCACAGCAGTAGTAGGGACTGTATCTGGCACTTCTATTACGTTCGGAACTGAAGTTGTGTTTAATGCAGGTATGACAAACCACACCTTTGCATCTTTTGACCCTAATACAGCTGGTAAGTTTGTTGTGGCTTATAAGGATAGTGGTAACTCCCACTACGGAACGGTAATAGTAGGAACACTTTCAGGAACTACTTTAACCTTTGGAACCGAAGTTGTATTTAATTCAGGTAATTCAAGTGACCCATCAGTGGCATTTGATCCTAATACAGCAGGTAAGTTTGTTGTATCCTATATGTATAGTAGTACGGGATATTCTAAGGTAGGGACACTTTCAGGAACCTCTGCTACCTTTGGAACTGCTGCTGCGTTTAATTCAGGGGCTATCTCAGACACTTCAATGGCCTTTGACCCTAACACAGCAGGTAAGTTTGTTGTATCTTATAATGATCATGCTAATTCATATTATGGTACAGCTATAGTTGGAACAGTTTCGGGTACTTCTGTTAGCTTTGGAACTGAAGCTGTATTTAGCTCCGATAGTAGCACTACTGATCCTAGATTTGCATTTGACCCCAACAACGCAGGTAAGTTTGTTATAGCCTATTCTTATGGGAATGCAAGCATAGGTTCAGTTAAATTAGGTACAGTTTCTGGTACTTCTGTTAGCTTTGGGACTGAAGTTATATTTAATACAGGATCGGGAGGAGGTGCATCTAGGATCAGTATAGCCTTTAATCCTAATACTGCAAATAAGTTCGTCATGGCTTATCAGGATTATGGTACTGCAAGCGGTATAGCAGTAGTAGGTACAGTTTCAGGAACTACTATTAGCCTTGGGACTAATATTGTATTTAATCCGTCTTTTTCAAGCCACACCTCAATATCCTTTGATCCTAATACCGCAGGTAAGTTTGTTATAGCTTATACAGATTCTGGTAACTCAAGCTCTGGCACCGCTATAGTAGGCCAACTAGCATTACCAGCTACCTCAAACCTAACATCCACCAACTTCCTAGGCACTTCAAATGCCACATACACAGATACCCAAACAGCAACAGTAATGCTCCAAGGTGGTGTATCTGATAACCAGACAGGACTCACAATAGGCTCAACCTACTACGTTCAACCTGACGGCACTCTAGCAACATCAGCAGGAACACCAAGTGTAGAAGCTGGTAAGGCATTATCAGCAACCTCTCTATTGCTCAGTGACACAGCAGACCCCGCAGTAGCTTTGAACACAGCTAAGGTAACCAACTCTACCTCTGCCTCTGACCTAACATCAGGCACATTACCAGACGCTAGATTCCCAGCTACTTTACCTGCTATCAGTGGAGCTAACCTAACCAACCTGCCTGCTTCGGCTAGTGACTTCACATCTATCACTGAAGGTTCTAACACAGGTTATGGCACTAGCGAAAGATCAGCCAACCCTAACAACTATGGGGATATTGGTAATCTCGCTACTGATTTAAGCTATAGTCAGGGTTCATCCACGACTAGAGGGGCCACGGGTGAGTATTCTACTGCTCTAGGTAGGAATACGATTGCAAGTGGTCTTAATTCATTCACTACGGGTGTTTCCAACACGGCAAGTGGTAACTACTCCATTGCTATGGGTGGTAATAGTGAGGCAAGCGCCAACTATGCCTTTGTTTTTGGTGAATACTCATATGCGAGTGGTCTCGCATCTTTTGCTGTAGGCACTGAGGTAGAGGCAATTGGTACAAATTCTGTTGCTTTGGGCTTCCATACCATCGCAAAAGGTAACAACTCTGTTGCCCTCAATTACGATACTACTGCGGCTGGCATTTACTCCACAGCGATGGGTAAATTTGGTGGTGTAGGTACTGCGGGTACTACACTCCTAGGTGTGGCTTTTGGTGCATCAGATCCGGGAAATATAAAATCAACTTCAACAGACACTAACTTAGTATTCAAAGTGTCTACCGCTGGTGATGGTTATTTTGATGGTGTTGCTGACTCCGCTGCTGCCGACTATGCAGAGTATTTTGAAAGTGCGGATGGCTCAGAGCTAGAAAGAGGTTACTTTGTTTCATTTGCTCAAGGCTCCGAGTGTGTCGAGTATGGAAACAGTGAGCTAGTGGGCATAGTATCTGCTGCCCCTGCTGTAGTAGGTGATAGTCAATCTCTACATTATAAAGGTAAGTACCAGAAAGATGAATTTGGTGCATACATTAGAGAGCCTGTAAAACTTTATGACGATGACGGTGTTTACACACACACAGAAATACACAAAGTTCTTTCAGAGGACTTTGACCCAACCCAAGAATACCTACCAAGAAGTGAGAGACCTGAATGGAGTCCTATTGGATTACTGGGCAAACTTTGGGTTCATTTAGCGACTGGCGAGACCATCGTTACTGGGGATTACGTTACCTCAGATAGTGAAGGAAAGGCTATCAAGTGTCTACGGGCTGATATTGATTCCTTTAGGGTTATTAGCATCAATAGTGAGCGTAATTTAGTTAGAGTGTTATACAAGTAAGCACCCTAAACCTACCTAACTCAAACAACCATATTACTAAAAGGTATTTAACAAATGAAAACCATCACATGCAACAGCAACAACGTATCTGCATACACCTTCGATGATGCACATGATCTAGTAGCTACCACTGAAAACATCACATGCCCTCACTTCATCATTGGTGACTTGAACTCAACCAACGCTACTATCCATGCCAGCGTTACACCGCCAGCAGATTGGATGGGTGGACGTTATACCTTCGATGGTACTACGTGGACAGCAGTTGAAGGTTGGGTTGATCCTGCCGTACTACAAGCAGAAATGGATGCAGAACGTGCAGCACTAGAAGGCTAATGTGGTCAGACATAGCCGCCTTATACCCGTCCTACACAGCGCCCTCAACAGCGCCTGTGGGACAGGTGTTACTTAATGAACCTCAGGTTATACGGGAGGAAGACTATATGTGTGTACAACCACCAAGCAAGCCTTACTCAATCCCTGCGTACAGTACGCTACATTGGGTGGCTAAATGTTAGCCGAACTAGCTATAGCCAATGCAGCATTTGGTGTCATTAAGCAGGCATTGTCTAATGGCAAAGAATTACTAGATGCAGGTGATGCAGTCGGTAAATACTTCAAGGCTGAGAACGACATAGCCAAAGAAGTAGCTACTAAGGGTCGTGGGTCAGCACTTGAAGCTTACCAAGCCCAACAGCAGTTAAGAAAGCAAGAGGATGAACTCAAGTACATGCTCAACAAACAAGGACTCTTAGGCTACGCTAACTTCATACAGTTTAAAGCTGAGTGGGCCAGAGATCAGAAGGAACAAGTACGCTTAGAAGCCCGAAGGAAACACCAACGGGCTAAAGCACTGGAAGAAAACATAACTATTGGCCTCAAGGTTGGTGGTACACTATTACTAATAATGGCGGCACTCTTTGGTGTGGCCCTTTACTTGAGATGACTATTATGGATGATGTTAATGGACGATTTGACCGGCTAGAGACTAAGATAGATAAGCTGTCGGATGCAATGATCACACTGATCCAGCATGATACAAAGATTGATGGGTTAGTCGCCCACAACAACACACAAGACAATCGACTCAATAAATACTCGGAAGCCTTAGATGACCATGCAGTTAAACTTGCAACAGTCGCCAAGTCCAGTGGTGCTAATGAGTGGTTTGTCAGATTACTTATAGCTGCACTTGTAACAGGTGTGGTATTTATGATGCGTTCTACATGAGATGCACAATATGTAGCTCATATAACGTAGCCAAAGGTTCCAAGGTATGCAGGGACTGTAAGAAGATTAAGGGGTAACATCAGTATGTTTGGATTACCAATGGAAATGATCACAATGATTCTAAGTGTCGTGGGTGGCGCTGTGATGAAGATGTGGTCCCAGTCACAAGCTGATAAGGCTGAGCAACAGAAAGCCCTTATACAGCAATTCTCGGCCTCTGAGGACAGTGTTCAGAACGCACGTAACTATCAGAACCCTAATGCCCAATGGATCCGTAGATTCCTAGTAGTTTCCTTTATGGGAATGGCTATGTTCATACTGATTGCACCTATCCTCAACCTACCTACGGTAGTACCTGTGGAAGTGACATCTGGGTTTAAGTTCTTGTTCTTAGATTTCACAACAACAGTAACCGAATGGGTTACCTTAGAAGGTATGGTAACACCTGAGTGGCTACCTCATGCAATAATGTCAGTGGTCGGTATGTACTTCGGTCAGTCACTCGTATCAAGAAAATAACAGGAGAAGTATATGAGTTTATCATTGATTAACTTAAACAAAGACAGACGTACGGGTGATGTGTACTTTGACATTGCTCGTGGGTGTTATGACGATGCAACAGTTAACCACAAGTTTGGGGTAAACTTAGATATTAATATAACAACAGACCCGGAAACTGTCTGGTCTGCTGGAGGTGAGTACCCTTGGAGTGCACTGGATACAGCGCAAGTGCTATACGTGGTTGTAACTAATGCAGCAGACGTAGGTACAATAACTATTGAAGGGTTAGATGCAGATTGGAATCAGGTCTCAGAGGATATCACCAGCACTGGTGCTGCAACCTACGTGACTACAACCATATTCAAAAGAGTCTTCAGGGTTCTCTTTACAGATGATAATGACAACAACATCGGTATCATCACAGTACGTACAGCTTCTTCAGCAGGAACTATAGTTGCTCAGATCGACCCTGACGTATCCCAGTCCTTAATGGCTATCTACTCTGTACCAGCAGGCTACACAGCTTTCTTACGTACCATAGAGTTGACAATTGATGCCCTTAAGACTGCACGTTTTAGACTACGTACAAGCGTCAATGCGGGTGCATGGAGAGTCAAGCATGTTGCAGAACTGAAAGGTATTTACGTAAGAGACTTTAGTGTACCGCTTGTTATGGAAGAGAAGACTGATATTGACTTCCTGATACTAGAAGCTGAGGCTAACAACACAAGTGTATCAGCTAACTTCGATATTATTTTAGTTAAGAACTAAGGAGGCACATATATGCCATTTCAAATAACCCCAGAGATTGACTTCTCATCTGTGGGTCTCATCACAGATGTACCAGCACATGCTCTCCCACAAGGGGCTTGGAGTGACTGCCTCAACGTCCGAGTTAAGGATGGTTCAGTTCAAGGTGTAAACTCATTTGAGGATTCCTTCACTGTCCACTCAAACTACAGCTCAAGCAAGCCTGTTGCCATAACACAATGGACTCCCGCAGGATCCTCATTCCTTAATATAGCTTATATTATCAAGAGTGAACACGTAAGTGACTCAGCTAATAAGGGTAGAGTGTTTGTATATAACACAGGGACTCAGGTCACTGCAGAGATAACAGATGCTACTCTGCCTTTTACTATCGATGATAAGTACCCACCACAGTTATTTGTATTCAATGGACTACTGATCTGTAATCCGGGTACAGGTATGCCGACTTACATCACAGCTGGTGAGACAACCAACGGTAATCTTGTAGTACTTCCGGGCTGGTTAAGTATGGCTGGCACACAGTACGCAAGGATCATACGTCCATTCAAGAACAGGCTTATAGCTATGAGCTTCTTTGATGACAAGGGCACAGCAAGCCTGAGTGATGACTCAGCGTACCCAGTAGACTTCGCATGGTCATCTCATATAACAGCACTAGATTCACTTACAGGGGCCTCGTGGCAGGCCTCTACAACTAACACAGCTGGTGATGCTTTCCTGACTCAAACATCAGGTCGTATCCTTGACGGTGGACAGCTAGGTGAGTTCTTCATTGCTTACAAGACTGATGCAGTTGTCAGGGTCTATGAGACTGGTGATACCTTTATACTTGGATTTGACTCTATCTTCGAGGATGACGGTATATACTCAACACGTTGCTTTGCAAATATAGGGGACTCCCAGCATTTAGTTGTAGGTAACTATGGTGTTTACTTACACGATGGTCAGTCACAGAGACAAGATATCGCCAAAGGTATATTCCAAGATACTATGTTTGATCTGGTCAAAGGTTCAGATAAAGATAAGTCTTTCACCTTCCAACAGACCCGAGATAAAGAAGTCTGGTTCTGTTTCAGAGAGACTGGGACTACTGGCTCTGGATGTAATAAGGCTTTTGTATTCAACTATATGAACCAGTCTGTGCACATACGTACACTACCTGACGTCACTGACTTATATGAGACAGAGATTGATGGTCAGCTGGCTATCTATGCTGCTGCAGACAGTCCAACTATCAAGCAGTTATCTAACACTGCACTGGAGAGTTCTGGGTGGTTCACAAGAACTGATGATTCATTGGGTTCCAGTGATAAGTACAAGGATATCAATCAGATATTCCCAGAATCAACTGGATCCTTTAAGATCTCCATAGTGAGTTCCGGTGGACCCTTGACAACCTCAGAGCTTGACACACAGTTTAACCTTAAGGATAAGGTGTATGACCCTGCATTGACTTATAAGCTTGATGTAAGGGATTCTGGTAGATACCTGAACATGAGAGTGACAATGAATGGCACTGTTAATCCAAAGCTAACAACACTACAGTTCAGCTTAAAAGCTCCAAGCAAGAGGTGATATATGGCTAAGATTAGCGAAACGGAATTACAGCGTAGACTTAAGGCTCTTGAGCGTGGGGGTGGTGGTGGTGGCAGCTCCAACAGCTACAGTGGGACCACACCACCTGAATCCAATAGCGGAACCTATGTTGACAACGATACCTATTATGATGGGGCCACAAACAATCTCTATGTATTCAGTGGTGGTGTTTGGGTTCTGGCAAATAAGCAGTTACATATAAGGTACGCAACACTTGTCATCAATAACTCAAGCAGTGGTATGGTCACCAATCAGACAGATGTCACTGATTTCTCAGAGCTTCCCTTTGATTCCTCAGGTGAGCAGAGAGCTTGGCGTGGCTTCTGGTGGGGCTCCTCGAACTTAGGTTCAACAGATCCCACAGACTACGAGTGGACACTGACCTCAGGTGCTGACGGATCCGGTGCAGTTGCCGTTAATATCTATTCAACTAATGGCACTGTGTTCCGCAATGATACTGGTACAACAGCCCTCAAGGCTAACGTGGATATCGGTGGGACACTTCAGGATAATAACCAGCATGACACCTATGAGTACAATTGGGTAGTGGGCAGTGACACGATATGTGTGGATGCGTACGGCAATATAGCCTCGGATGGATTAGGTAATATCTATACAGATACAGTGGCAGTTACTTGTCAGAGCAGAGGTCCTTATCACAGGGCTGATTCATCTGACTCTACTGTGTCTATAAACTTCAGACAAATAACTTTAAGTGCAGACGATATCGGAATGGTTGAGACCATACGAGTGTCAGTCTCAAACATACCTGATTAGGGGAATATAATATGGCTCGTATAGCAGTAGGTGCAATAACAATCGCAGATATAGCGGACGGTGGTAGTCCGATAGCTGCATTCTTAACTAACGAAAACCACACATTTGCAGCAAGTACTAACGGTGATATAACTTCAGTTGAGCTTGCAGTATTTACAACATTAGTCAATATATACTTAGGAACTACAGCTGGAACTTTCAAGAGTACCGCTGTGACTTCCGCTGGAGCTGATGCTAATAAGTTCTCTATTGGCACAATAACTTCAAGTGCATCTGGTTGGGCCACAGCCACCAATGCATCCACAGGTGCAATAACATTGACTGCATCCCCAACAGGTGCCAGTAACTTAGGCACTACATTAACAGTACCTGTGACTGTAAACGACACCTCAATAACACTGAAGAATGTCACACTGATCATAAGCTTAAGTAAACAGATAGCTGGAGCTGGTGGACAGATTGTACAGATGACTGCTAACAAGCAGCACTTCCAGTACGATGAGTTCGCAGTGTTAAGCCCTGCAGGCCAGAATAACATCACACTTACAATGACCACTCAGGGTGCCACAGGTGCCCTCACAGCTCAGAAGAGTATTGATGGTGGTACTTATACCACATTAGCAGTTGGTGCAGGTTCCGGCTTTGCAAGTGCTATCGATATCGATGGTCTTAATGCCAACGATAATATTGTAATCACACCGGCTAACTTCGGAACAGCTAACACAATGACAGTCCGAGTCAGTGGAGCCAATGATGGCTCTGACTCAGTATCTCTTGTAAGAATCCGTGATGGTGTAAGTGGTAAGAGTTCTCTCTTTGTAGCTGTCAGTTCATCTGATGGTACTTTGTTCAAGAACAACTCTGGCACTGCTAAGACAATCACATGTGAGGTCTGGGATCAACTTGATGGATCTGCTGTGACACACGTAGGTACCAGCCCGACTCAGCGTTCAGTTCACTTTAACTGGCAACGTGTTGATGCCGGTGGCACCTCAGCTGATGTGTTTGTGGCATCCTCAACTAGTCGTCAAGTTTCAACTGCAGGGGGCTCTGCTGTCACTGCAGATGGCTACGGTAAGTCAACATTAATAATTGGTCCAGAGGATATCTCTGACAACAGTTCAACTCAGTTCTCCTGTGAAGTTACGGTAACTGAAAACTAGGAGTAATTATGACTAGAAC